CGTAACGGCTTGGAGCCGTGCCGCGATTACCTCGGCCTCACGGTATCCCTCAAGCTGATTCAGGGAGAACAGTACGGGAGTTGTCCAGGGAAGCCCCCGTGTGTCATTTACCCGGTATGGGTTTTCAACCAGATGGATGATCTCGCTGGCCGGGATAGGCTCGGTTTTACAGGCTCCTTCTGCCGGGTGGCCATTGGTAATCAGGTGATAAGCAACAACACGGTTGTACTGGTCAACCTCAACACCGTTATAGACAGTGTTACCGCTAGCCGATGTCGTTCTACCTAGAGCCTTCAGGCAATCGTTATCAATAAGCTGATACTGGATACCGTATTTACCGAAGCCTTTTAGCTTCCTGATGATGACTTCACCATCTGTAGCCAGAATATCCAGGATGATATAGATGAATGACTTCAGAGTATGCCTTGCCGACACTTCAAATACACCCTTACGGGTGAAATCAGCCCATCCATCCTCAACCATGCTGTTTAGGGTGCCGTGCAAGGCTTTCTTGGTATTGTTCACCCGGCCCTGAAGGGTGAACCCTGAGTCACCGTAAACATTGGTTTTCAGAGCCCAGACATAGTTGGAAATGAAGGGGCTGTTCCTGCGCAGTTCCCGGCTAACGCCCCGGATCCGTTGAAGCTCACTGGCCTTTTCCTGGGTTGGGCTAGTGATCGGGGCAAAGATGTTACTCGTAAACCTATTGATGTCTGCCGCATCAAAGAAGGAACGGATAGCCTGATGCTTGCCGGAAGATTGGCTACGCTTGATATCTCTCTGCCTAAATTCGTCTACGGTTGCCTTATACTCGTTAACGGAGTTAAGAGTATCGGTAAGGCTCTGTTCCAATGCTTCAATCTTGAACGTCTTTTTACTCTTAAAATTCATTATAATTCCTTAGCTATACCGGCCAAACTGAAACTTGACCACCTTCATAGGGTTGATGCCATTCTCTTTTTCAACTAGCCGATGGAAATAGGCTCTGGCCTTCTGTAAATCTCCAAACGGCATCTTCTTAATTGACCTACCACTGATCATAATTTCTTGAATGCCATCCATTTGACCGTTCATCACCGCGCAAATAGCGTCATAGGTGATCTTGTTCTGTGTCCTGCCATCAAAAGCCGGGGCTGAAGCTGAAAGGTCAGCCTCAATGACAAAGTTCCCATCCACAATCTTGTAACGTTCCCCAGGTACAGTGGATACAACGAACACTTGAACGTTGTAAGTCCCTGGTAGCCATGCCTGGGTAACGGTTGAGGCTACATTTATGTCAAAGTCCACATTGTTTGGGTTTGTGCTGGACTGAAACGTAACTGCCGGACTTCCAGGCAGTTTCAGGGCATACAGCAAATGGTAATTTGAGCTAGCCGGATACGGATAACCATACTGAGGATCATTCTGAAGTTCCTGGATGTTGATGGAACTAGACAGAATGGTGAACCGGATTGAGTCACCAGCGCACAAGGTAGAAATGGGCAATACGTCATTAAGTATCATGTGTCTCTCTGATACCTAATTCTGTTTATTGCTAATAACGTTTACGGAAGCCACCAACAAACGAGTTCCCGGCCCTCTGGGGTGATCGTCTGGCCTGATTCACCGGCTGCACCGGCCTGGATGGCTGTTCAACCCGGACTTGAACCGGTGCAGGGGCCTCCACAACCAGCCGGGGTTCTGGCCTGGGCGATGGCTTGACCTTGGGTCTCTCAACCGGTTCCGGGGCCTCTGGCATGGCCAATGCCCCCTGCCCTTCGTCATCCTCTGGCCCATCTGGGGTTTGTGCCTGGTTAAAACTGTCCACCAGGGCATCGAGTTCCCCGCGCCGGTTGTCCATGGCCATGAGGCCCACGCTGTAGACCAGCAAATCAAGGGCCTCATTCCTGGCCCTGATCTGTTTGTATGTGTGGACCTTATTACCGTTGTTGAATATCTCCACTGACTTTTCCGCGAATAGCTGCCTAAAGTATTCTTGGTCAAGCGTCATTGGAAAATGGATCAAGTCATTACCGATTATGTGGTTATAGACCATATCCTTAGCGTTGGTTGTGCCAAAGCCCCAAGTCCTGACCTTCTTATGCCCTGATTCCGTATACTTCCTGGGAAGCAATGGAGCCCCGATGGTCTTAGCACCAAAGATACCCAGGAACCGGGGATACTTGCCCTTAACAAAGTCTAGGGTTTGCTGAGTCCATCCGCCCTGGGTATCAATTCCAACCCTGGATATCGTGATAGGGTTACCGTTTTCGTGCTGGTAAACCTTGTTGGCAATCTTCTGTAGCTCAACCCAGGTTTCGGGGGATGCTGGGGAACCGTCGATAATCCCATGATCGATGAGCCAACATTCCCAATTCTTTCCCCAACCGGTAACGGAATACTGGAGATAACTAGGGCTGGAACCTTCATCCCTGGGGGTTCCTTGAACGTCTACCGTCATGTTCAGGTATCCAACCCCATAGGGTACCTCAGCGTGATATTCTTCACGCTTGTTATAAAGTCCCTCTGCCGATGTGCGGATATTTACATCCTCATCGTATGGGACGCCTAACGTTTCATTCTTAAATTGCTGTCTGGAGATTGGATCTTTACACTTTTCCAGCCATTCCTTTACGATGTTCTCCAAGTTGGTCAGTGGGCTATAAAGCTGGGAAATCCGAAACCCGGCAACGGCTTCACGCTCCGGGGATAGGTTGGTTTTCCTCCATACTCCCTTGCGTAACATGCTGATACGCTGGGCATCGGTAATCTGACAGCCGCAGGCTTCATTGACGCACTGGTAGTAAACCTTTTCCCGTAGGTCATAGGTTCCATCTGGCAACTTGCAATGGCCAAACTTCACGTTCTCCCATACAAGTTCCTGATAGTACCCACACTTCACACAGGGAACTTCCCTTACCCGCATATCTGAAAGGTTTTCATACAGGGTATAGATATCACCCTTCAAACCGGTAACGGTTGGAGTGCTGATGTAGACTTTCTTAGCTCCATAGTTTTCCCAAGTTTTGCAGCGGCTAGAGGCAAGGTCGATAGGATGGCCATAGATGGGGATAGCGCGATACTTTCCAATTTCATCAGCAAAGTAGTACTTGGCTGCATATCCCGCAAGCTTGTTTGCGGATTGAGCCCCATACATCTTGATGAAACCACCGTCAAACTTCTTTTCGTTGAGGGTATTTGATGCTTCCTTGCCCCTATTTGCCGCAAAAACACCATCTAAAGCTTTACAGTTATCGATGATATTCATGAAATCATTCTTACTGAATGCTTTTGCGTCTGAGTCGATACCCCTGGTATACAGGATTGGTGCGGGATCATTGGCAATAATATAGGCCATCATCGTTGTAATGGTCTGGGTTTTACCAATCTGGGATGAGGCTACAAAGATAACCTGTTTGATCTTAGGGTCAGCAATGGTATCAAGTATCTCATTCTGGAATGAAAAGAAGGTGGGATCATAGAAACCCGCGTTGATCGATTGACCAGCCGGGATATAGATATTCTCAGAGGCCCACACATGAGGTTGCTGGAATGGTTTGGGCCGGTAATACTCCCTGGCCTCTTTCAACAGTGTCCTAGCTGCTCTCATTGGGTATCCGCCAGTTCCTCAAGGAACTGAGATTTAATCTTCTCAGCCTCAAGCTTCTTTTCCGCATACGGCATATCCCCTGATATGGCCATGGCTACCTTGTGCGGCATCTGATTGAGCACCCTAGCAGCCCTGGAAATGTGCTTTACCATTTCGGCCTTGGCATCCGCAGCTAGCACAAGCAAACCTTCTTCCTTGTCAGCCTTCATGACTGCCAGACGGGTCTTAGCCTGCTGTTCCTTGAACTCCTCTTCCCTTAAATCAGTTGGGGACCAATTAAGCCCCCTTTTATATTTTTCAAGGCAATAATCGACGTACCACGTAACGACAGACGGAACATCGTACATGACATTTTTTCCGTCAACGCGGATACTGGGTAACGGATTAGCCAAGGCTTCCAGATTTCGGATTGTCTTAGTCGTTACGCTCAAAACATCCGCAATCTCAGCCTGAGTTACCTGTTTATCCGTCACCGCAAGCTACCGTCAAAGGGAAATAGGCATTAAATGCCTTTTGTGTAAGTAAAGGGGAGTCCTCGATCGAGGCCCATTTTTGCCATATGCTGCAAAGGACCCGCTAGTGTTTAACCGTTATCAGGCATTCCTTTTTGTTGGGCGTCTGGCACATTGGTTTGACCTTTCGTCTTCACTATGTAATTCCGATACATGGTCATTCGATATTGAAACTATTTTGCTGTCCTAAGCGCAAACTCGATGTTTGCCTTGAAGATACCCATGGCCTCAGCATCTATGACCTGTTGCGCCGTGGTCACAAAGTTAAGCTTGGCTGGCACCTTGACCCTTGAAACCAGGGTATACAAGATCCTGTTCAACGTGCCCTTGTTCATGCCGCGCTTTTTCTTGCCCTTCTGATTCCATACGTCTTGAAGGATTAACGGTACGCCAGTACGTTTAGAATCGATCATGAAAGTTTCGTTATCGCCTTTAGTCTCATTACCGATAGTTTTCAGATGTAAATTCTTGATCCTCAGTTCATCCGGGATTGAACCACGGCCAAACGTTGCAGGGTTTGGGATAGCCAGAAACTTACGACCATTCACGGCAACACGTTCACCACCGGCCTCAAACTTAGACAGGATGTTGTATGGTTCCTGCACTTGAATGGTAACGGACCATGACGTTTTGGTTGCCCTGTCCGTCTTGTTGATGTAGATACGGTTGAGCATCCATTGACGTTTGCGCAGGGTGAAGCTTGCTGTCATCCGGGTTCTAATCTCTGCCTGGATCTTCCTTGCAAGATCATTCAACGATTTTGCAACGGCAAACGGGATTTGCTCCGGTTGCTCAAGGGCAAGCAGATAACTTGTTACGGGCGTGAGGTCAACATTGACAGACAGCATACAAAGTAATTCCGTTAATATGGCAAATCTGATTTCAGGTATCGGTTTACGATGTTGGTATAGATTGGCCTAACCTCCGTCATGGGCAAATGTGACCTATCCCTCAGCCTTTGCAAAAGCCAATAATTATGGTTACAGATATGTTGGTCATCCCGAATCAGGGCAACCAAGCTATCTATGACGGTGTTCTCTGTTTCTCCGCATACAGGTTTCAACTTACCCAGAAAGCCGGTGAAATCAGCCAACAAATGCGTTGCGTCATCAACCCCGACTCCCTCAGATTCCACACTTTCATCTAATTGGAATTCCGCGTAAACCACTTTTCCGGCCTTCTCTCGCTTCATCCTGTCCCTAGCGGGTTTGTTGAAATCCAGGATCCGGTATTCGGTAATATTTGTCAGGAAGGAAAACAGTGAGCCTTTGCTTGGGTTATAGCATTTCAATTTTGTCATCATGTGCAAACACAAGGTATTGAATGTTTCCATGTTTTCGTAACCAGCCAATAGGTTTCTATACTTAACCATCAAGTTTTCAATGATTGGCAGAGAATACGTTATGATTCGCAAATCGGTATGATCGGTATCCCAGGCATTCCACAGATACAGTGCTATCGGTTGTTGGTAGTAGCCTCTACCATACAGCGTGTCAGGTGGCAAAATAGCCTTGATACTAGCTTCCATTTCTGAAATATCGGATTTACTATACATTTCCATTTTCCGTTATCCCTTCAATGTTGATGTATTGAAATCCAACTTCATACGGACAGCGTTCAAGATGCCATCGTCAATTTCCCCTAGTAAATCGTCACCCTCGGTAACGAAATCTAGAATCTCTACCAACTCTTTACCCATAACTGTAGCTCTGTCTTCAGCTTGGATTCTGGCTTCACCACTGAAGCTATTTTCAGCAAAGATGAGGGTTGAACTATGCGATAGGTTCAGGCCAACCTTGACGCAAACAACGTTACAGATAAGCACATCAAGTTTACTGGCGTTGAAAGCCTGGATAACTTGGCCTCTGGCTTCTGAACCGGCATCATCGCCATGGATCAAGCCAACTTTGAGACTCTGAAGCTTTGAGGCCAAGTAACGGAGCGATGAACTGAACCTGGTTAAAACCACCACCGGCCTGCCAGCATCCCGGATCCACTCGGCAACTGCGTTTAGCTTGGAACTGGAAACGGTTTCCCCGGTCTCTGGGTTGCGTCCAGAGGCGATGCTCTGGGCACCCAAGGCCAAAGCAAGGCCATCAAGATTCCGCGCCCTCAGGGCCTTCCAGAGCGCCAATTCATGCGCTCCAGGTTCGACCGGCATACGCTGATACACCTTCCGGGTATTGATGCCCGCTTCCTTTTGGGTCATCGAGGGTCCAAGTTCCCGGAGTTGTTCCTGTGCCTTTTCAGCCCAGCCCTTTTGAATCACCCATCGGTGGTGGTAGTCGTCCATGACCCAACCGGCCCGCAATGCAGCAAAGGCATCCGTATAGCCGCAGAATTGACCTGTAGCCGCTATGCTCTGGCAAATTAACTGCTGGTAGCCTTCCGTGC